GTGGTGTAAGAAGATCAGCCCTTATTTCATTGTCTGATCTCTCTGATGACCGTATGAGAACTGCTAAGTCTGGTCGTTGGTGGGAAGATAATGTTCAGAGAGCACTTGCCAATAATTCATTTGTTGCAAAAGATAAAATTGATGTTGGTGTATTTATGAGAGAATGGCTTTCACTATATGAATCAAAGTCTGGTGAAAGAGGTATTTTCTCAAGAACAGCATCAAAGAATCAAGCAGAAAAGTATAGCCGTCGTGATCCAGATCATGAGTTTGGCACCAATCCATGCTCTGAAATTATTCTACGTTCCAGACAATTCTGTAATCTTACAGAAGTTGTTGTTCGTGGTACAGATGGTATGGAAGAACTCAAGAGAAAAGTTAGACTTGCTACTATTCTTGGTACAATGCAGAGCACACTTACCAACTTCAAGTATCTTTCTAAGAAGTGGAAAGAAAATTGTGAAGAGGAAAGATTGCTTGGTGTATCATTGACTGGTATCATGGACAATGGTTATACAAATGGTAAGTTATGTTTGACTGCCGGTATTACTCTTGAAGATGTTCTAACAGAGCTAAGAGAAGAAGCAGTAAAGACAAATAAGGAATGGGCAGATAAGATTGGTATTCCTGTTTCTGCTGCTATTACTTGTGTGAAGCCATCAGGCACAGTTTCACAACTTTGTGATTCTGCTTCTGGTATTCATGCTAGACATTCTCCATATTACATTCGTACAGTAAGAGCAGATAAAAAAGATCCTCTTGCTAAGATGATGGTAGATATGGGTTTTCCTGTTGAGGATGATGTAACAAAGCCAGATCATACATATGTTTTCTCATTTCCAATCAAGTCACCAGAGTATGCTATATACAGAAAAGATATGTCTGCTATTCAACAATTAGAACTATGGTTAACATATCAAAGAGCATGGTGTGAGCATAAGCCATCTATCACAGTAACAGTAAAGGAAGATGAATGGCCAGAAGTTGGTGGTTGGGTTTGGAATCACTTTGATGAAATGTCAGGTGTTTCATTCTTACCATATCTTGATACTGTATATAAACAGATGCCATATCAAGACTGCACAAAGGAACAATACGAAGAGCTTTTAGCCAAAATGCCTAGTAATGTCGATTGGACAAAATTATCAGACTACGAAAAAACAGATCATACTGAAGGAACACAAGAATTGGCTTGCAGTTCTGGTTATTGTGAAATTTAGTTTTTCATAAACATACCACAAGACCAACCATTGGCAATATACTCGTCAATTTGGTCTTGTGGTATTCTTTTATTTTTATTGTTCTTATGAATCCAAAATAAATTAGATGTTATTTTCTTTTTTCCTTTGTTTGGCGAAAACAATCGTCCTAAAGACCAACCTAAAGATTCATACTGATTTATGTTTTCTAAAGAAACTCGTGTGTCTATTTTACCATTGTTCATCCAACGGCTTTTTTTCGTCCAATTTTTCATTTTTTTTATTGCTTTTTTACCACCCAAACTTTTTAGATGGATCAAATCAGGATTATGTATACCAACTTTCATTATTACAGATTTATTGCCAGCAAGTCTAGACATTTCTTTTACATGTTCTTGTTTAGACAATATTCCGGATAAACCAAACCATGCAAGTTTATCTTCTTCATGACCATATGTTTCATAAAGAATTCTATGAGCTTCTGCATGTTCTTCGACAGATATTCTAATAAGATTGGAAGGATCATCAGTACCTCCCATGTGTTTAGGTATGATGTGATGTGTATGATATATAGTATGAATAGTCATTGCTGATACCTCTGTTATAGGTGTTAGAGTGGTTGGATGCTCGTAACATCGTGAACCACAACATATTTAGTAAACAAGGAGAATAAATGTCGAAAGAAGTAGAAAAAGTCTTTTGTCAATGTTGCGAATCTGAATATAAAATTCTTTATCAACCAGAGAATACATCAGGACTACCAAAGTTTTGTACATTCTGTGGAGATGAGGTATTCAATCAAGATTCCAACGTTGACGAAGATGTAGAAGAATAAATACTCCTGTTCAACACGGGAATATCTAAATGATTACTTTTAAACAATTTCTTTATGAAAATTGGTTCGATATAAATGATAATACTCATTTATCGAGAAGAAAATCTTTTGATAAACAATTAGGCGAACCAGAAAGCAATAAAGAAATAAAACAATATATTAAAGACAGTAAACCTGTTAATAATGCTTTATTGGCAGGAAAAACACATCCTGATGTTAGCTCTATTGATGCTTTCATCAAATCCAATAAAATACCAACTAAACTACATGTTTATTCGGCTCTTGGTAAAAATTCACATATAGATCTTTTAGGTAAAGGAAGTACACCTACATTTATCTCTTCTTCACCGCATAAAGATGTGGCCAAAGGATATACAGTTATATCAGATGACGGATATCATCATATTGCTCATATAATATTACGTGGAAATTCAACAGCAGTTCATCTAGGCGGCCATGAAAATGAAGTGATTATAGGAAGAAATCAAAAGTTTCAATATCATGGGTCAACTACAGTAGAAGAAGGTAATAAAAATTATATGGTTCATAAATTCAGTGTATAAATACTTCCATTATTATTTGGAGGTATTATGTGGATATATAATGATTGTGAATTTACTGAAGATATGATTTCTGATAATGTTGGATTTGTGTATGTGATAACAAATGTAACAAATAATAAACAGTATGTTGGTAAGAAGTCTTTTACCAAATCAAAAACATATCAGAAGAATAAGAAGAAGAAAAAAACCAGAATATCATCAGATTGGATTACATATACTGGTTCAAATGATCAATTGAATGAAGATATTAAAAATGGTGATCAGGTAAGAAAAGAGATTATTCATTTGTGTAGGTCAAAAGGGTTTATGTCATATCTTGAAACTAAAGAAATACTTGTTCGTGATTGTTTGTTGAGTGATAAATATTATAACTACTGGGTTAGTTGCAAAATAAGAAGGTCACATCTTAAATGAAACGAGTACACGGTTGGATACCAGACAAACCAGACTTTCGTGACCGCAAGTACGCCAAGATCGCACCCAAGTACAAGGCGTCTGCGCTTCCGAGCCACTTTTCGCTGCGCAAGGCGATGCCACCGATCATCAACCAGGACGAGCTAGGATCGTGCACGGCATGTGCGGTCTCGACGATCCTGATGTACAATCGCATGAAGGTCAACGAGAAGCCCAAGTTTCGTCCGTCACGACTGTTCATCTACTACAACGAACGTGCGCTGGAAGGGACGATAAACTACGACGCTGGTGCTGAGATTCGATCAGGTATCAAGACCGTCGCCAAGACCGGATTCTGCTCGGAGGACTTGTGGCCGTACGATCTGTCAAAGTTCAAGCGGAAACCTCCTGCCCAGGCATACAAGAACGCCGTGATGTACAAATCCCTGGAGTACTACCGCATCAACAACGGCAAGATCAACAATCTCAAGACGTGTCTGGTGTCGGGGTATCCGTTTGTGTTTGGCTTCACGACGTATTCGAGTGGCGAGGCTGCCGACAGGAATGGCGGATACATACCGACGCCCAAGACGACAGATTTCTCGGACGGCGGTCATGCCGTGGTCTGCACCGGCTACGACGACGAGAAGGGGGTATTCGAGATACACAATTCGTGGGGAACCTCGGTGGGCGACAGAGGCTACTACTACCTGCCATACGACTACGTGACGACCACCGATCTCTCGGACGACTGCTGGACCATTCGGTCGATACACGAGACCGACAACATCTGAGCCATGCGAAAAACGCATGCCTGACGTGCAAAAATAGCATTTGACAGGGGCATCGGTTTGGGGTAGATTGTGTTCATCAACAACGGAGATGCTCAATGACACGTGATGCAGCAATCCTTGAAGCTCTCAATAAGGTTCCTGCTGGTCTTACTGTAGTAGAACTCTCTCTTCTTCTCAATCGGACTGGCGGTGATATCACCAAGGGTATCTCTATCCTCAAGAAGACACACAACATTATTACCAAGGTTCAAATCCAGGATTATAATCGTCGTAAGACTGTCAAGTACACTCTAATTGCAGCCTAAAATATAAGAAGAGAGTGTTTTAACTAACACTCTCTTCTTTTCGCTTGACTACAGATCAAAAATATCATAATATCTCGTTCTAAACAACGGAGATAGAATATGCTCACCAAAGATCAAGCCATTGATAAGCTAGTTCATATGAACCAGTCTAATCTAGCAGAACTAGTATATTATTCTCATAAAGATCAATATGGAATCAAGGGTCATCATCTCCTTGATAATTCAGTACCCGAACTTGTTTCATGGTATATCACTCATTATACATTCAATGAAACATTTCAGTATTGGGAAACAATAATTCCATTTCAGGAATAATCACTTGACAAATCATCTTATTTACTATATGATGACAGTCATATCATTTGGCTTCATCTTCCTCCTGCTGATTGGATCTCTCCGATGATCATATATACTAATCAAAGATCAAAGAAGAAAAAGCAACAACCTTCACAAAAGCTATTGGCAGCACAAGCAGCACATAGAAAGTTTCTTGCTTCAATGAGAATTAGTCCTGTTAAACGAGGGACTAAACATCGTGGTCTTAGTTCTAATTTTTCTGATCTTACAATAAAGTCTAATGTGGCACCATTATCTAATACTATTCCAGGTTCTGGTGTCAAGAAATCGTTAGATGATTATAAATGGAAGAAAGATCAACAAGAAAGTGCAGTAGCAATAGCTGAAGCTGAAAAGAAGAAAACTCGTATTGCACCTTATACTAATAAGGGTGCATATATGTATGTAACTGATGATGCAGATGCTAAAACACTTGGGAGAAAAGTATGATTGGCACTATTGAAATTTATAGCATGAATAATTGTCCGTTTTGTGTAAAGGCTAAAGAGCTATTGTATAAGAATAATCTAAGATATAATGAGTATCAACTGAATATTCATTTCTTTAAGGAAGATTTGGCTACAAGATTGAATGTTGCACCAACAGAAAAGATTACACTTCCACAGATTTTTCTTGACAATGATAGCATTGGCGGTTATAATGAGTTGAAGATTGTTATGGATGCTGTAAATATGATGAAGCATATGCAAGGAGTAAATCAATGATCACTCGTGATGAGATCAAAGATATTCTAAGTAAGAATGTTGCTACAGTATCATTCACCAAGAATGATGGTACTACTCGTGATATGTTGTGCACACTACGAGAGGACCATCTTCCACCTGTTACTGAGGATGATAATACACAAAAGAAGCCACGTAAGTATAATCCAGATGTACTGCCTGTATGGGATATAGAAAAGAATGCTTGGCGATCTTTTCGTGTTGATACTGTAGAGTTTATTAAGATTGATAAGGAGAATAACTAAAATGCATGCACACAAGAATCGCCCTCGCAAGGGTCGCAGAAAAATTGGAAGTAAAAAAAGAAAAGCACGCAGAAATAGAAAGAGGTAGTAGTTATTATTTTCTACCTTTCGTAAAGCAGAACAAAATCAAGTTTGGGCTGGCATGGCAAAGGAAACAGCACATCAATTAGGTATTCCCAGCAACTGCACTATGCTGTATGGTCATATCGAAACATACGAACATCGCATTGACCACATGAGAAGATTACGTAATTTACAGGATCAAACGAAAGGGTTTAACACTTTTATTCCTTTAAAATTTAGAA